ATGACTTAAGGTTGCTGTCATAATTGTCTTGCCAGCGCCAGTTGCTACTTCTTGCAAGCTCTGCGTATTTGTAAAAAATCTATTGACTACTTCTACTTGATCTTCACGTAGGACAATAGGTTGTCCGGCAAATCTATGCCCTTCTGGCCACACCTTACCTTGGTCTGCCCAGTAGTGTGTTGTTACTGGAGTGAACTCGATTTTACTGGTTGTGCGCAAATCATCTAATTCATCAACGCTTACATCCATGTCCGACAGTATTTGTAAACAACGTTCTAATTGACTTAGATAACCATTGCCGCCAAGCCCGAACATCGATACTTTACCATCCCAGCGTCCTAGTTTGTAAGCAGGTCTGTATCTAGCAGTTGGGTCCTCATATTTGAAAGTATTAGACAGTTTTTTGCGAGCTTCTAAATTTAAGCCTTCAAATTTAATGTTAACTTCGTCACGAATTACTAATTTTACGGTCATTGCAATATTGCCTTTTTGTCGAACATTGTATCGGCTTCTGCCCATTCTACAATGCAGTCACAGCAATTAGAGTATACACTAGTTTTACCGTGACGTAGGCCCATTTTGGTATCTAGTGTTATAACACTCATTGGTTTCCATGGGGTAGATAGGAAAAATTTCGGAATTTTTCCACTCATAACTGCGGCTACTTTTAAACGGTCATCCAGGCGCTGATTGTACTTTTTTTCTGCGATAAAATTATTAAACTGTTTGCCCATCTCATCATTAGGCAATCTAAAGTAAATACCGACACCGTCAAAAATTCCATTTTCTTCCAAAGATTCTGACAAAATTTTGAGATTTTTTAGGTACTTGTCATTGACTATTGTGTCAAAGACCACTAGCAAAGGCAATCTTCGTAATTCTACTAAACTGCTAATTACCTCGGTTACAGAATGTTGATTTTTATCAACCCACACTCGACTTTTTGATCTGTTGGCAATTGTTTCGGTCAGTGTTTCACCGTGATTTTTCACATTTTCTGTGAAAAATTGGTATCTGATACTTCGGTCATTAATGATGTTTTGATCAATAGCTGTTTCAATACCTAGGTCAGCTGTAATGGCCTTTTGAAAGTTTTGATGCTCGATATTAGTCAATAAAAACTGGTCACGAATTTCTTGCTCCGACCAAGATTTTATGGTACGATAGTGGTTTTTTACAATTTCATCCACCTCAAACTCAAGTGGTTCAAGTGCTTCATACACTAAGACTATATTTTTTTCAGTAAGCTCAATAGGCCATACTTTTTGATTAGATGAGTTTAACCCACCATCTAATTTTTTTCCTAGTCCAGTTAAAGTTTTACGAATTTCTGAGTTGAAAGTGAATTCTACAACAAGTATAGGTTCTTGTTCTTCATTTTTTTTGATGTATAGTTTCTTTATTTGCTCTATGTGCCGAAAACTGCGTGACCACATGGGCTCTTGTAGCGCCAGTGAAATTTCTTCGGAAAAATTTGTCATTTTTTTACTGTTGTCTTTTAAAATCTTCATCAACAGTCTGCTTTGGTTTTCTGTAATGAAAAAATTACTGGAAATTGATGTAGCTAGGCTACGTAGTACCTTACTGTCACGAGCAGGTATCAAAGCTTCAATTGTGGGCTCTGTGAAATTTACAATTTTTAGTAAAAGATTATCTATTGTCATCATCTAGTAAGTATACACTAACAAATATCAAAGGTCAACCTATAAGAAAAAAATAGGCCTCAATATTATTTAAGGCCTATGGTCGATCTTTTGAGCAGATTGATTATATACTAGCGTCTTCCATACCCGCAATGCGTAATTTTACAATATTTGTAATTTGCCACTGTTTTTGATCGAGACCTTTTGTAATACCTAACCACTTGTTGCGTAGTAAAGCAAATTCATTGATAATTTTTTCCATATCAATGACATCTGCTTCACCTTCACAAAAACGTTCGCAATCACGACTACTTAAAGCACGTTGATAGTTTTCTAAGTACTTGCGAAAGAAACTACTCTTGAGTCTTCTGAGCTCAATGTTAAGATATTCCAATATTGCTTCAATTTCTTGCAGTTGAGCAAACCTGTGTTCAACTATTCCTGGCAATGCCGCACTGGCTTTCTCAACATTTCCATATAGTTTTACCTCTTTACGAGCTTCCACTAATTCTTGTTCGAAATATAGCACGGCATCAGGAATATTGCTGATGTCTTTGGCAATATCAGTATACCAACCCATTAATAATCCTCGTCTTCGTCAGAATAATTGTCTTCTTCTACCTCGTCAGACTCTTCGTCAAGATAATACTCGATTGCAGAATCTAAAACACTATCGACACCAGTTGCACTTTGCATTACACGATCACTGGTGCCAAAATCTGCCAGTAGATCGACATAACGTTCAGCTACGCTGTCAATAACTTTCTTATCAATGTAGTCTGCGAATAGCAACCAGATGTCACCGATTTGTGTTTCATTCAACATTTTCTTCTGTCTCCTCAGGAATGGTAGTTGTTGTATTTTTCAAATGATAATTTGCCATTATCATATCTAATTTATCATCTTTCCATTCTTTTCGGTACAATAAGGTTTCTTCTCCAGTAGTTGGATCAACATACTTTAGTCTGTTACCTTGTTGTGTTAATAGGCCCTGTTTTTCTAGCATATCAACCATACCGCTATAAGGATTCATTCCTGTTTCGTAAGGAATTTTAATTTGCACTGACTCAAAAGGTTTAGCATAACGTGTTTTCATAATTTTACATGCCGCACGAATACCATTCACTTCACTTGTCTTGTTGCCGTCTTCATCTTCTTTCAACTTCAACTTTTTCATAGCAACAACAATAGAACTTGCATAGACAAAGCCCTGTCCGCCTGAAATCTTGTCATCTGGATCAAACATATCTTGACTTGCGTATGTATGATTGGTACAAACCATGCCTACATTGTAATTACCAAACATGTTAACACAATTACGAACAAGTGCTGTCAATGCTTTAGGTTTACGACCCATGTCGCCCTTCAAATCTCCCGCTTCAAACTGGTTGATATCGGTAGGGGTAAGCAACATACCCAATGAGTCTATGACAAATAAGACTTTAGGACGCTCGGTCATTTCTTTGTACTCTTTCATGAACTCGTGAATGGTTTTTGCCACATCATCGATCATAGCCATGTTGAGTTTAAGAAGTTTTTCTTCGCTAGTGTCTACACCTAAATCGTGTAACCACTTTTCATCTAGAGCATTTTCTGTATCAACTAGGATAACATAGATGCCTTGTTGTTGTGCGTTGCGAACTAGGTTGCCTGAACAGATAAAACTTTTACCTGCACCAGATTCACCGGCAAACACAGTAACTTTACCTAGCGGAACACCTTTGTGGAAATCTCCGCTGATTAGATAGTTGAGCGTGTAATTGCCTGTGCTAATCCAATCTGTAGGATCGTTAAATCCTACACCTAGACCATCAATACTTTTGGTCAAGGTCTTTCTAAATTTCGATAAATCGAAGGCTTTTGTAGCCATAAGTTAATTCTCCTAAATAGAAAACTCCCGGGGGACCTTATAGGAACAGAACCGGGAGCCGTGTTTTACTTTACGCTTTTTGACGATTACGAATCATTGCCAAGATGTCTTGGGCACGACTGTCGCCGCCTGCGCTTGCTTCAGCTTTTGGTGCTGGAGCAGGAGTAGATTTAGCTACTGGTGCTGGTGTTTCGTCTTCATCAACGTCATCTGCTACTGGTGCAGATGCCTTAGGAGTTGCTTTGTTAGGATCGCCGGTATTTTGGCTCATACCTGCTGGTTTAAAATACTGTCCCCAACGATCCATGTCATATGGCTCGCCATCAACTGATGCTTCAAACATTTCTTTCATAACTTTCAATTCAACTTCACCTGGTTTCTTAGGTAAAAAGTCGCTCAAGTTATAAAGACCATTTGCTTGAATAGCCGCATTTTCTGCATCGCTTAATGGGCGCTCACGACGTGCCCAGCTTGATGTTGAGTAGTCAGCATAACCACCTTTGCTGGTTTTCTTCATGCGATAATCCAAACCATGTACATAGTCTGTTGGCAAATCTTCCAACTCTGGATCAACTAGTGCCGCACGAATTGATTGGAAAATCTGTGGACCGATAATAAATCTACGAATTGGATTTTCTGGTTGGTCTTCACTCTTTTCGCCTAGTCCGTCTTCAACAACGAAACCTTGGAAAATGTAACTACGCTTTTTCCAGTATTTACGACCCATGTCTTCTAGTGCTGGATCCTTGAACCAACCACGAACTTCAGACAAAATTGGACATGTGTCGCCATACATTTCAACGCATGGAATTTGTACTGTTACGGGTTTGCTTTCTGATTCACCTTTAACGCCTGCGAATGGCAATTTGATCATTGCACGTTCGACCCAGAAAAAAGTGTTGTCGGAGTTACCATCTGGTAAAAATCTAAGTGTAGATTCTCCGCCTTCTTTTAAGTTCCAGAACGGATAAATTGATTTATCTCCGCCTGTTTTATTGTCTGAACCTTTTTGTTCAGATGCTTTTAGTTTTGCTCTAATTTCAGCTAAAGTTGCCATAATATTCTCCTATTGTTAGCCTTTATGTGCTTTTTATTTGCCTATTATTTGTTTATGATCTACATAAACAAAAAGCGCATACATGTTATTGTATACGCTTTTATTTAGCAGAGCAAGACAAATCTTGCCTGAAATGTGAGTATTTTACTCGTTTAACGATAATGTACTAGACTTACCAAACGATCAATTTCATCCAATACTGCTGATTCTCTTACTGCTGG